GTATCGTCCGCTTGGCCGTCAGGATCGTCTGTAGCGCGCCCTGAAGCGATCCGATCGCATCTTCGAGACGGCTCGCCAACTGCTGTACCTGCCCTGCCATCTCAACGGCAGGCTGCTGCTTGACACGCGCCTTGTGCGCTTCGAGCTGCGCACTCTGCTGGCCCTCTATTTGCTTCAGGCCCACGGTGTGCTGCGCGCGGAAGTGCTCCACCTGCCCGGCATGCTGCATGCGAGCGTTCTCGATGGTCACCTTCGTCTGCGCGTCGAGATCGGCCTTGTACTTTTCCAGCTGCAGCTCGCCTTCCTTGATCTTCTCCTCGCTCTGCAGCTCCGCCGCCTTCACCCGCTCGGCGCTCTGCGTCTTCATTTGCTCGGCCGCCATGACGGTGACGTCCGGCTGTGGCGGCTGCGGGGGTGGCGCCTGCGCCGGGTCCTGGAAGAAGCGCTGAGGACTCGACATATCGGCCGCCTTGGCAAGCTCGATGTTCGTCTCGTAGACGTTGCGCGGGTTCACGATCGGCAAGCCCAGTTGCAACGCCTGCAGTTGCTGGGCCGCGATCATCATGAGGCGCGACACCATCGCGTCCTTGTTGCCCGCCGCGTAACCCACGCTGATCTTGAAGTCGGTGCGGCGACGCCATTCGGCAGGGTTCACCTGCACCCACTGCTGCCGCAGCTTTACGACGTCGGTCTTGTGGCCGGACTTGAGAATGATCTCGTGCAGGATCGCGAAGCATTCGGCGACGCCTGGCGAGAAGTGCCGGGCAATCATCTCGACGCGCTGAGCGGCCATCGTCGAGAGCTGGTTGATAGCAACGCCCGACTGGGCGGTGTCCAGCGCATTCTTGTCGAGGCCGGTGAAGTTGCTGTTGACCCCCGTTCGGGTGTCCTTCACCGAATCCATGTACGCAAGCCCTTCCATGGCCTGCGGGAACACGAAGGGGACTGCCAGTGGCGCAATGTCGATGCCGAACTGGGCGCCGGTCTTGCCGCGGACGATGCCGCCCGGACGCGAAACCAGCAGATCGTCGAGGTTGACGTTCGACGTTGCGAAGGTGCGCGGGTTATTCGACAGGTAGAGATTGTCGAGACCCTGCCTGAGGATCGCGGTCTTCTGGCGCTGGATCTCGAGCGTCGCATCCGCCGGACACAGGCCAACATGCCGGTGCGGCATCGGGTCCGGGCACAGGACCGCGATCGGGATGCGGTTCACTTCCTCCCGATGCAGCACCGTGTTGCCGACCCTGACGACGTACTGCAGCTCTGCAATGCCATCGCCGTCGTAGTCGTGCCGAATCCAGATCCAGCGGCACTTCACCCGCTTGGATGCGGGATCAACCTGGTCGTCCGTGCTCCACGCGTTCTCGCTGAACTGGTCTCGTGCAACGTCCTCTTCGGTGTCCGAGTCCTCGCTATCGCTCGCAAGGTCGTCCTCAATGTCATAGCCATCCGCGCGCAGGTCCGAGAGCGTCGGGAAATCGTAGTACTCGAAATACGTCGAGTCCTTCACCTGCACCGTGGTGGTCGTCTTGGCGACCTTGCAGCGCTCGGGCGGCAGCACGAGGATGCAGAACTTCACCTCCTCGCGGGTACGACGGACCGTGACGTCGTACAGCATCGGAGGAGGTGGGGGCGCCTGCATGGCCGGCTGTCCGGTCATCGGGTCCATTACCGGCATGGGCTGGCCCATCGGGCCCATCTGCATCAAAGGCTGCGGCGGAGGAGCCTTGTAGTCGGGGTCCGGGTATTCCTCGGACTCCGTGACCTCGCCGCCATCCTCCAGGATCAGCGCAAGCGACTCGGGTGTCTGGCGCTCGTAGCGCTCTACCTCGACCTGCCGTCGCTTTTCCTTGTAAGGGTAGAGGTAGCCCGCTTTCGTGAGCAGCGCATCCGTGCACGCGGTATCGAAGATCTCGAACCAGTTGTTGCGCTGGAGAACGACGTAGTTGAGATATTCGGCTTCCTGCTTCGCGCCCTCCTCGTCATTCGGTCCCTGCGGCGGGATCTCCACCACATCATCGCCATTGGCGAAGATGCGCGCGAGGCTCGGCTTGATCCACTGCACCACCTCGTACACCGAGCGGTCCACCACCTGCGAACGACCGTCCGGCGCGGGCTCCGTGTTCTTGCCAAGGTAGGCGTCGATGTTTCTGGCGCGGTCGGTTGAAAGGTCGCCGTCCTCGTCCGAGCCATAGGAACTCGCCTCGGCTGCGTCGATGGCGCCGATGAGCGAGCTGTAATCAGGCACTACACCACACCTCGTGAGTCGTACTTCAGTTTGCGAGCCCAGCCGTCGTCATCATTCGTGAGCCTGTCTGCGACCTGTGCGAGATAGCGGAAGGCATCGCATGCGTGGCTGTGCTCGTCGTGCAAGGGACCGCTGGGCTCGTTCGTCGTCTGATTGATTTGCCGGCGATAGCGCTTCAGGTGTCCCACCAGAGTGCTCGCCTTGTCCTTGTCGAAATAGCAGCGACCAAAGATCACGCGCGCGGCCTTGATGCCCGCCTCGATGTCTCCCTTCGGGATGATCGATACCGAACGTCCTAGCTTCGAGAGAATGTCGCGAGCGGATAACCCACTCGACTCAAGGCGGGCGCTGTCACCATCGTGAGGCAGGAAATCCGTGCCCCAGTTGTAGCGGCGCTCCTTCAAGTCCTGCACGTAGTCCGCCAGCGTACGATGCGAGTCCTCAAAGAAATCGATGATCCGCAGCTCGCCACCCACGCGCTGGACCATGACGACGCTGGTCAGGTCATTCCAGCCGAGATCCCACACCGTGTGGACCTTCAGCAGTGCGTCGTATGGAACGGGTCGGAAGCGCTTGTCCCGCGTCATGGCCTCGATCTCCTTGCGGTAGATCGCGCCCTCGACAGCCGGACGGCACTTGCCTTCCCATACCGTCTCGTACCCTTCCGGGTCGCGCTGTTTCCACGACTCGCGAAGCTTCTGGAGCTCCGGCGGGAACCATGGGTTGTCGCGCCAGTTCATTTCGATCACGACCGCATCGGGCGGGGCGTTCTCGACAAAGCGAACCCACGTCTCGTCCGTCTCGAGCTCGGGGTTGAACGTCACCCAGATCTCGGAACCCGGCTTGCGAATGGTCGGCTCCAGGATGTCCCACGACTTCTTCGTGACAACCTGCCCCTCTTCCACCCAGCAACGATCAACTCCCTCGAAGGACTTGATCTTCGCGACGTCGATACCGCGGATGCCCTGGAAGACGAACTCCGAGCCGTTGCGACCGCGAATCAGCTTGTCCTGAATCGTGTAGAAGTCCGTGAGCCCCATCTCGGCGATCTGGTCGCTGAGCAGGCGATGCACGGACTCTGCGATCGTGTTCTGGATCTCGCGAGCGCAGAGAATGCGCAATGGCTTCTCCGCTGCGTCGATGAGAAGCTGGCGCGCGACGGTCCATGACTTCGCGCTGCCTCGGCCTCCTCTGAGAATCTTGTACCGGGCGGGCCGGCGTAAGGGCTCAGCCTTCGCCGGCAGCTGGATTCGCGTACTCGACACTCAGGGAGTGGCGGATCGGGCCGCCGTCCTCATCGCCTTCGTGGATCAGTGATTGCGCGGGCTTACCGTCGAGGCGATTCCCGATTTCCGCAATCGCGTCCTTGTCGCCGCCAACCGCCTTCTCCACCACCCTCTCGGCGATGGCATTGAGGGCCATGCCTGCCTTGATCTGCCCGTCCTTGGACTCGTACTGCGCCAAGGCACGCGTCAGTGCGTCCTGCCAGCGCTTGGCCTTCCTGGCGTTCTGATTTCCGACCGGTGCTCCAGCCATTGTCTCAATCGCAACCTCGTGCAGTGACTGCCAAACGGCTTGGTCACATCAGGAGTAAAAGGGCCTCTTCCTCGTCCTCATCGGCGAGACTGCGGGCTAGTAGCAGGGCAAGCTCTGCATCGATAGCCGCCCCGCGGTACACCTCATTGATCGCCTTGCGGGCCCGGCGAATGACTGGCGCTAGTTCAGGGTCTGGGCTGCGAATGACCGGCGTTGGCAGTGCAACGGGCTTCTTGCCCATCTTGCGTGAGGTCTGCACGGCCTTCGCCGCGAGTTCCTGCGCATGAGCAAGAGCCATTTCCCGGGCACGATCGAGCAGCGCCTGAGCGTGCTGAGCATCGCGCACCTCGAATGTCTGGCCGTCGATCTCGATGAAGTAGCGCCTGGTCTTTCGACCGGCTGGCGTGACATCGGGTGTTTCCGGCGGGGTCGGTGGGACGAAGGTACTGGCCCAGCTTGTGAGCCATGAGCCGGTGGTGCCACCCCACGAGAGGCCCCAGGTGTCTGCAGCCACTAGCTACCAGGACCCCATTCCGTGCCGCTTTGGCCGTTGCCGGTCACCGACACGTCGTTCACGTACTTGATGTTTGCAGAGAGGATGCCCGCCACAGCGAATGTCAGGCTGTCGGTCTTGGCCTTGATGGCCGCGGTGTCAGTCTTGATGGCGCCGGTTGTGGAGTCGAGATAGTCGCCGTACGTATCAGCGGTCGTGTGCCCCGACTTGGGCTCATCCCACACCTCGTCGACTATCGCTGCTCGCGAGGTCGCGCCTACCGTGACCGGGCCAATGCTGCCGGCGGTTACGCCCGCCACCACATCGGCGAGCACGGCAGCTCGAGAGGTTGCACCCAAGGTGACGGCGCCGATGCTGTTTGCCGTTACCTGCGCTGCAATGGCCGCGCCTGAAGTGGCTCCTACGGTGACTGCGGCTGTGACACTGGCCACAGAGCCAGTGACATTCCCCTGAACGCTCGCGACACCTTCTCCGAAGGAGCCTGCGGCGTTGTTCGCGCCACGCGTCGCGGCCCACACGGCGACCGCAATGGCGGCGGCCGCTGTTGCATTGACGGTGGTATCTGCCGCTCCACCCGAGATGCCTGAAACGGTCGCATCAAGGAACTCGCCGTACGTATCGGCAGTCGTATGGCCCGCCTTCGGCTCGTCCCATATTTCATCCACGAGTGCAGCTCGTGTCGTAGAGCCGAGCGTCAGAGGAAGAGCCTGGACCGCGGATGCTATCGCACTGGCGGCCGTAGCGCCCACCGTGACTGCCATTGCCGAGATGGCGTTACCGGAGAAGGAGCCTGCGGTAATGAAGCCGGCCCCGAACTTGGATGCGCTGAGTGCACCGTCCGTAATCGTTCCGGCTGTGATCGCGCCGGCGGCCAAGGCGACCGCGCCCGAGGCGATAGTCAGTGTGCTCCCGATCGGGCTCGGCATGAGCGGCGCAAGGTCCATGATCGAGATGTTGTCGCCCGCCGCCGCAGTGAACGTGGTGCCGGCGACCAGCGTCACCGTCTTCGTGGATCCGGTGTAGTCCGCGATGATCGCCTGCCCGCATTGAACGGCGCTTGCGATGTCGTGGATGATCACCACGCGCCCGTTCAGCGCATCGTCTTCCGCCGGGCCCACCGTGAGAGTGAAGCTCGTCTGGTTCGTGAGGCTGGCGATCGTGGTATCGAACATCGATCCCGCGTAGCCGATGCGGAAGCGCGCAATCCAGCCGCCGGTCGTGACGGCGTCGACCGTGACTGAGTCGATGGCAACGAGGTACTCAGAGCCAGCCTTGAAAAATCCCGCCGTAGTATTGTCAGCAAGGTCGATGATGGCAAGGTGCTTGCCAGTCTTGCCATCGAAGTCCGTCGTCGCGGTGTAGCCACTGGTCGAGGCGCGTTCGGTAGTGCTGCCGTCGGCGTATACGAGGATGTCCGATGCAGCGTAGTTCGTCATGGTGATGGCGCTGCCATCTTCCTTGTCGAACGAGCTGAACGGTATCCGGATTGTGCTTCCGGGCCGGACGGTGCCGAGGTCGATCAACTACACACCTGCGAATAGGTTCCAGTCGGTTGCGATCTGGCTGCGGATCTCGGCATCGGTGGCGTCCGTCTCCACCCTCTGCGCATCGAAGTTGTACGTCACAGTCGAGCCGGAAATGTTGGTGCGCGTCGCCAGGGCGGGAGCCAGACTTGCGGCGATGGAAGGCTGCTTGGCGATGTTGCTCGCGAATAGTGCGCGGGCAGCATGATTTGGCGTTGCCCCGGATTCACCGTAGACAACTCCTGCTTCGAGCAGGAAGAGCGTGGTGATCCGTTGCCGGAAGTCCGAATCGTTCCCGAGTGCGATGAGCTCCGCTGTGGTTGCCATGCGTAACTCCTGTTAAGGATTCCGTTGAAAGTCCTGCCGCCGTTGAAAGCGGTTCCGCGATGACCAAAGGGCATCCCGCGCGTTGCCGCCGCGGAAAGATCCCCGTAGCTGAAATTATCCAGTGCAACGTCGTTCGTGCTGTTGCCGTCACTCACCACACGAATGGACGCTCGCCGGGAGCCCGCTGCTGTCGACTGCCGATTTCCGCTCGGCACCGTGACCGACAGGATCTCCGCCCCGTTCACGAGCGCCCGCAGCACGAACGTTGAGCCGTCGTACTCGATCCGCATGGTGTTGCCGGCGGAGACCGTATTTGCATCGTCGATCAGGGTGGTGAACGTCGGATCGAGCGTGAACAACCGCCGGATATTCGTCGTGTTGTCCCGCGTCCACGTGAATGCGTAGCCGTTCGTGTCTGCCACATTGCACATGATCGCGAGGTCGATCGCCAGGAAGGACCCCGCGCCCTGCGTGAACGTTGGAAGCGTCACTTCCGCGAAACAGCTTGCGGTGTCCGTGTCGACGCTCGTGACGAGCCGCAGGAAGGCGCCGGCCGGCACGTTCGTCGCGGTGAGCTGGTTGCTCGTGATCGCGAACGTCGTGCCGTCTGTCTCCGACCAGCTGAATAGCCCGTCGGAGCTCGTGCCGATCGTGCTCGAGTTCGCCCGCGTGAAAGTATCGGCAAACGAGGCCATCTAGCTGGGCTTGCGCTTGCAGTGATGCGACTTCTGGTCCGCTACTTTGTGGCAGTAGGAGCAGGCCCAGAGCGGATGGTGAAGCTTCGTCTCGTCGCACCCACCCACCCGGATCACGAAGGGCCCGGCGGGCATGTACATCGTGCGGACGTACATCAGGGGGTCGGGGCGGTCCCCGTCGTGATGTTGACGCTCACATTCACGTCGACCGAGGTCGTGATGACGCCGGTTGGTGCAGACGGGAGCGCATCGCCGGTTGCCGTGGTGCTTGCCGAGGTTGAGGAGCCCTTCACCGCCACCGGATACGGCGTCGAGTTTGCGCGCGCCGATTCGTTGGACGCCGCATCGACGCTCGTCACCTGGTAGTAGTAATTTCCCGGCGCGAGATTCGAATCGATGTACGTCAGCACGTTCGGGTTGAGCGATTTCAACCGCGTGAGGTTCGTGAGGCTCGTCCCGCGGTAGAGGTTGAAGCCGGCGAGGTCAGTGATCGGCGTGCCGTCCACGTTGGTGGTGGGCGGGAGCCAGGTCGTCGTGGTCGAGCCGTCGTTGGCTGCGCAGGTGAGCGTGTACTTCGTGGTCGCGGTGACCGTAACCTGCTGGGAGCCGGTCAGCGCTTTGTTGCCCGTCCAGCCGTCGGAGGCGGCGCAGGTGGCGGCGTTCGTGACGCTCCACGTGAGAGTGGCCGTGTACGGAACCGCGCCCACGGAAGGGCTCACAGTCAGGCTGACGGCGGGCGCGGCAATAGCCGACCCTGCCAGCAGCAGGGCTGCCAGCGCGAGGAAGATGCGCATTCGGTGAGCTCCAGAAATGAAAAACCCGCGGCGATGCGCGGGTTTTGGGGACACTGAGGGACAATGGTCCAGTAGCGATACTAGTCACGAAGCCTGAGCAGTGCAAGCAGGGGCCGGTGCTTACTCTCGACAAACCTCCACTGCAGGAAGTTGAGCGACAAATGCCAGGCGACGATCAGCGTGCGCTCGGTGAGGTGGAACTGATCGGCAAGCACCGGTTGCGCAAGCGTCGTGCAGTACCAGCCGCGTACGAGTCGTTTGGTTTTGTCCGGGCACTTGAGGATGATCTGATCCACGACGATGGAGGTGTCGTCATCGAGCGGCGGTGGACGTGAGCCGGGCTCGTCTCGCCATTTCTCGGTCGGGAGTCCCATGCCGATCGACACCGCCCAGCGCTGGCAGATGCGATCAGTCGTGGCGAGTTCCGGCGGGACACTCGTATCAGCAGCACGGCCCAGCCATTCGGCACGTTTGGCGACAGCGACGCTCATGCAG